GCCTGGGGCAGGCGCCACATCCTTTACGTACAGTCTGTCCCTCTTCATTTTCACGGGCTTTCCAGTCACCGTGGTGATACCCGTTGAGGATCATATTGAGGCACCCCTCGTTGTATTGAATGGCGTCTTTGCTGACGTGGGCGCTTCTAATAGCTTTGCGCACCCTGGTGCGAAGGTAGTCCCCCATCGTAGGCACCCCGCTGCGAGAGGGCTTTTCAGTGCCGCTGCTGTGGATCACATCCGTCTCTCGACGCGCTGCTTCAATGCTGGTGGCTTCCAACTTGTGCCAGACTCTTTTGCCTTGGCTTTCGCTTCGTGTCGCAAAGGCGACCTCTCCATCAATTTTGTGCCGATAGAAAAGCAAATCGGTGCCGGTTGCGGTCCAATTGCTCCTGTAATTTTTTGTGTTCGGGCGTGCCTTTTTGGGCACGAATTTTCTGTTCTTCATTGGTTCGTCCTTGGTTGCGGTTTGTTTCCCAAACCCTCCCACTTGAAGGACTCCCGTTTACCAATCTTTCGTCGATTTGGTAAAATAGCTGGTAAACGAGAGATCTCAATTACCACGATTTGGAACAATCCATTTCGCAGCAACCCTTAAATTGAAGGATTTGGTGCGATTGACGAACTAAGGTAAACTGGCAGCCCCGCCTGGACTCGAACCTGATAGGTTTAAGCTCAGTCCCCATTCAAAACCCTACAAAAATAGGGGTCAAATCAGGATTGGGAAAGCGAAGGTATACCATAGTATGACAAGCGCTACCGCTGGTTTACCCGAATTTGGTAAAATAGCAAGACGGCTTTGTGTCCTTAATCAAGCCCCTGCTCAAGCTCCTCCTGCCTTGCGAGCGCAGGGCTATAGTGCTTGATGAACTCGTCAAGATCAGACCCGTCGGGATTCTTTAGTTCCCGCTCTTCTCGAGCGTTAGGATCTATCGGGGGGACAAGGCCTGAATGCGGTTGATTTTTACCGGGTCTCTTTTTGTCGCGGTCTTTCTCCATTGGGCTACAAAATCTTGTATCTGGTCTACAGCGTCCTTCATAGACAAATTGCCTTTTGGCACCTCATCGAGCATCTTGCGCACTTCCACTGCGGCATTGGACCGCTTAAATGAATCAGGGTAAAGGTCTCGGATTGCCTCCCAGACTACGCTTTGAACCTCCCGTGGGAGGACCTGTTGCCCTAATTGCTGGGATAACCGACTAGCAGCGATGCGGTATGCGTCTGCGTAGAGAAAATACACCCCACTAAGTCCGCTTGCTGCGTTTTTAGTAGGTGTTCCAAGAGTGTTTGACGTGCCGAAATTAGCTAAGACCTCTGGGCTTGCTTGCGAAAATGGTGCCATGTGCGCTGCCCCTACCGCATGGGTGTCCACAGTGACGTCCTGATAGGTAATGTCGTTAGGATCAACGATGTTGTTATAAAAGCTACGTATTTTGTGTTGGTTTCCTAGGAGCAGTGACATGGCCTCCATGTTTGGCGACCGTGTCATATCTAGAGCCAGCGCAATATCGGTATACGAAGTCCACGCTAATCGCCCTATTCCGGGCTCCCCGGTGCGCACCTTGCCTGTCTCGTCTTTGACCTCGTTTCCAATGTTAAGTTCCGAATGTGACCTCACAATTCGGGCGGCGGCATTCCGGTCCAGCTCCAGCACCTCGAGGAATTTTTTGCCCACATAACCTTTTGCCACATCGTTTTCCCGCTGAGTTAATGTCGCTTTGACTGCTTGCCGCTCTGCGTCGGTAGCAGCTTTGCCTTTCGCGCTTTGCAAATACCCGTTGTAAGCCCTTTGTGCAGCATGATCGACCATCTGCTGGGTAAAGACCGGGTTGTCCTCAAAGGTTTGCAGAGTGTGGTCTACCATTGTCAGGTTGTTGAACCAGTCTGTCCCAGGAGACATTCTTGCCGTCATTCCTGCCACAGTCTCAAGCGTCATCCCGTAAACGCGCTTAGACTGCTCTTCTGCCCACGTATTGGCCCGATCATACCAAGTGCGCCACTCCGCAACTAAGTTGGCAGGGACTGCATTAAACAGGTCTACAAGGTTTGTCGCGAGACGTTGCGTCATGCGCCAGGATTTCCTGCCTACCCCGGTGATTCCGCGCAAATCACCTTGTCCAAGAAACTTAGGAACCGCGTTGTTAACTTTGTCACGGAAAGCAAAGACTGCCTTTCTAATTTTAGGCCCTCTCTCTTTTGCAACCAAGGGGATGAGATCCGACCCAATCTTTTGGCGCGGCGAAAGATCAGGGTTTTCCGTAGCTCTGTCGCTACGTCGTGCCACTGCAACGGAGCCCATAGGCCCCTCATCCGGGATCATTGCCCTCCCGGTCAGGGTGCTGCGGAACCCTACGGATTCTGCTGCTGGCTCGACTCCGAGTTGTCGTCCCGGTTCGCCGAATTGTCGGTTGGCGAAGTCGTCATAGACTTTCTGTAAACGGGTGCCGACCCGACTTGCCACCCTCTCGAGTAAATCGGGTCGTCCGAGGGCGCCTCCACGAGTTGCGATTTCTTGCGCGAAAGCCTCTCCATTAGGGCTTGCTTGCTTAACTTCTCCATAATCAGTTGTAACGTCCTCCGTCTTCCAGTTGTTGTCTAGGTAAAAAGTTTCAGTGTCAAATTTCCTAGGCTTAGGCACCCCTAAAAGCACACCAACTTCCGCAAACACGTTATCTCGTATTTCTGGGGTAATGTCTTCATTAAACCCTAAATGCACTAAAGAAAACCCTTCAGGATTACCGTAAAACGCAAAGTCTTCGGCATTAGCTGCGGCAAGCCCAACCGCTTCAAGCTCAGTCTGCACTTGTTGCATCACTTTGCTAACACCTGCTTTGTCGAGCGCTTGTCCAACTTTAAAATCTGCCGCTTTCATTGCGCCGCCTTTGCGAGGCAAGTTGCCCGCTACCGCTTCTTGCTTCATGAAAAAGCCCCGTAGAAGCGCATAAAGCTCTGCCTCTTCTTGGCTTTGGAAGCCTCCGACTTGTTGCGCGTCGTTAATTTCGATGCCGCCTTCACTGTTGACGTAAACCGAAGCCGCTAATTCTGCCAACTTTACCTTTCGACCAATTGCCCGACCAAACACGTCACCAAACTCGTCGTCTGCAATCGCTTCTAGAATGTCGTCCTCAAACTGTTTTCGGTCTTGTTGATTTGCAGAATGTAAACCTTGCAGCACCCCGGAATTCATCCCGGGCATGTTTTCCATGCTCACCACAGGTTCTTGAGGGTCAAAGAAACGCCCAGACACCTGGGGATCCCGGGCGGGCATCTGCATGGTTTTGGTCTTCTCAAGTGAAAACGGAAACTCTGCTACGATTCCTGAGTTCAGTTGAGAAAACCGCTCAATACGATATGACCGGACTGCACTGTAAATGCTGCCCTCTACTTGGGGTTCGGTCAGGATCTTGTTTGCTTCCTTGTGCCCCCTGCCTACGTCCCCGAATACAGCATTGAGAATTGCCAATTTGTCAGGAGTAAAGCGAGTGACATTCTGAATGTTGCGTCCGTGGTTGCGCACCATTTCATGGAAGTCATCGAGTAGGAGGCTTAGGTTGCCACCATAGGCCTCTAACCCTTTCCGTGTTTTTGCCAGAATTTGTGCGTTCGTGGCAATCTGATCCATGTCGATTGCCTTGACGATCACGTTGCCGACATCGGTCTGGACAAGTCCGTAAGGCACAAACTTCCGCCAAGCTGGTGCTACGCCTTTGGTGCTGACGTATTTTATCCAGTCTCCCTGCCTTGGCTTTACTTTCTTTGCTCGGGATTTTTTCTCCCATACTTTGAAGTAGAGCCCCTGTGCTGCCTCGCCCCTGCGTTCTGGATCAGAAAGCATGTCGATGAGGTCGTCCATCATCGCCAGCTGAAGATCATTGTAGCCAAATCCGCTTCTAAAATATTCTTTTAGTTTCGCGACATTTTCGTCCCTTCGCACTAGCTTGCTTGGCTCTCCGGGGATTATGTCGAGCCGGTTGCCTTTGTCGTCTGTGGCAGGTCGAGTCAGCGCTCCCGTCAAGTCTGTTGCGTTGTCTGTCCCGCGCCCTTCATTGACACGGAATGACTGAAACTCTTTATCAGGCAAAGTTGGAACAATTTGTTCTCCCGTGACTTCCTCTTTAAGCTCTGCAACTCCGTTTACCTTTATAACCTCTCCTGCTTGTGTCGTTTTTAAGACAAAATGCAGATCCTGTTCTATTTCTCTGAGAGCTTCGACGTCGTCCTTGTCAATAGCAGCAGGGTTTTTTCGCTTAGACTTTCCTTTGCCCGCGTCATCAAAATCGGCAAGTTCCTCAGCAGTAAATCCTATACCTGCGCGGTCTTTCATCATGCGCTCAAGGCGAGCAAAAAGCGAAGGGTGTTCTTTAAGTGCTGCCATCCCAGGGAGCCCGGGTTGCGTTGCAAGGTTTCCGTTTGCGTCGAACAAGAGTCCTGCATTCATCAATGAATCTTGCCGGAAAAACTTGCCGAGCCAGCTATCGTAGAAACCTCGCAACCAAGGGTGTCGCCTGCTCCACTCGATCAAGACATTATTGCGCAGACCTTCTGCCACGCTATCCATTGAAGAATAAGCCGACCACTCAAGCGTCGCATCACGTAAACCTTTATCTGTGTTGAGGTCAAAAGGTTTGCTACCTGCCTCTACACGTATCTCATTGAGACTTTGAACCCATTGCTTGAATTCAGGGATTAGTTCGCCAACGCCTGTTGTGGACCCCTCTTCTACAGGTTGGCGCAAAAAGCCTCGAGGTCCGACCGAGGCGTTTACAATCGCCTGCGAGAACCCTTGCATGTCCATAAGGTGTCGGAACTCATGGGCTAAAATGGCCTCCACGCCACGGGGGTCGCTCGGGTTTACTTTAATGACGTTGGCGTCTGGGTCATAAAGCCCTGCGCCTTCTTTCATGTCCGTAATGAACTCAATCCGTAAATCCGGTTGATTCGTAAATACGTTTCCGTACATCCGCTTGACAATTGGAGGCAACGAATCAAACGCTTTGCGTTGCTCAGGATCGGTCAGGAACTCATCGCGGAAGTTGAGAGCTGCATTATAGGCAAGCCTGTTGTGTTCTTTGACGTTTCCTACCGTTGGCAAACCGGCAGCACGTCCAACTACCTTCCCAGCGCCAATAATTGGTCCTTCCAGAAGCAAAGACTCTGCTGCCGCTTGCGATAAAAAGTTGCCTCCGGCTTGCGAAAAGCCACCAGAAGCAACGTAGCTGAAGGGCAGGTTTCCAAGAAATGCTGCTCGGTAAATTTCTGCAAACTTTGACGTAAGGCTAACTGCCGATCCGTAGAGCAGTTCTGCTCGTAACAGGTGTCCCTTAATCTTATTATTTTTGGCTTCTAAGGCAAACCTCCGCAGCATTGGATAGACCATCCGTCGTCGCGAAAATTCCTGCCCAACCCGGGACATTGTCTCGCCCATCCTCGACAAACTTCTGCCCCGGGCGCTTAGCCCAATAAATTTACCAAGGACCGCTCCTGCTGCGTATCCTCCAATACCAAACCCAAAAGTGCTTCCAAGCACTAGCGCCCCGGCGGCAGGCCCTGCAATGCCTCCAATTCTCTCCATGACTCTGCCCGCAACTCCCGCACCTGCTCCGCCAATCCTAAGAGGCGCACTTCGGATAGCGCGAGTTGTTGCCCCAAGCGCACTTGCGACAGCACCTGGGACTGTCCCGTCCATCCTTCCAAGTTGGGTTTCAAGTTTTGAGATTTCGTCGTCCAGATTGCGTTTCCGAGTGCGTAGTTTTGCAACATCGCTTTCAGAAACAGCACGTAATCGTTGAGGGGCAGGTTGGGATTGGGCTTGAGCTGTTGCCTTGTTCTGTTGTCCTTCTGCCGCTTGCAGTTGTGCATCTACCCTTCGCCGGTCTGCTTTTCGGTCAATGAGCTTACGTTGCACTTTCGCAGCTCTTCCTGCTGACTTAAAAGCTCCGCTGATTCCAAAACCAGCACCTAAGGATAACGCTTGCATAGGCGTTGCAAGAGAACCAACCGCGCCTGCTTCTGCTTGTATTTGTTCGACGCGCGGTCTTTCTTGCGGATCAATTAAATCAAGCTCATTGAGATAATTGACTGCGTCTTGTGCGTTTTGCGTTACACGGTCTTTGACAGCTTCCACTGACGCTATCTCTTCTTGCGTCGCTGCCTTGCCATCATAAAAGGTTGCGTCGTCAGATGCTATTTCTCGCAGTGTCTCGCCAAAGGCTTGGGTTTCTGCTAAAGCAGCTCCTGTTTCTAAATTATCAACGTCATATTCGTCTTTCCAGTAATGGTATTTCCCGAGGAGCCGATCTCTGTCAGTGAAATAGTCTCGTGTCCCTGGCAACCAAGGCAAAAGCATTGAAAGTCCATTGTAGTAAGTCGTCGTTTCGCCAAGCACCCCGACTCGTAAATACTCATCTTTCATCAAAAGAAACTCTGCTTCTTCTTTTTTAGAAAGCTCGCCTTGTAGCAATTTAAGAGCCGGTGCAAGAGCCCCCATAAAGTAGCCCGCAGGACCACTATCTCTGATTAGACGGTTGTAAAAACGCGGCGCACCCGGGACAAAGTCTTGCAGCATTTTTGCCATATTTACGACGTCTGACGGCAAGTTTTTTGCAGCTTGTACGACAAACTCTTCAGCAGTGTTTGCTCCTCTTCCTGTCTTTTCTTGCCAGCGGTCGATTGCGCCCGACTTTTCGGCTTCTAAAAACAAACGAAAGCCTTCCTCCCGGTCATTAACAGAAAGAATCTGATCGAGAGTCCCAGTCAGATCGATGTTTGATGAAAGTGTCCCTCGCTCTGTAACTTGCAGATTTTCGTCAATTAAGCCCTTAGAGTAGAACCTAATCATTTGTTGCAAGTCTTCACCACTCGCCTGCGAATTACTTACAAGGGCATCTCCAATAGGCGTCCGTTGACCTGAAGCGGTAACTAAGCCGCTTTCAAAAAGGTTAGGGTGACTAATTGCCACCCCGCTTCGTTCTGATTCGTCAGCTTCTTGTATTGGTCCCGGCAAAGGCACGGGGTCTGGTGCTCGCAAGGCATCCTCTCCTGCTTCTAATCGTTTTCTGACAGGATCAGGTAGCTTGGCCCTTCGTGCGCGTTCAACTATGTTTCTCACCACAGGATCGGTGAGTCCGGGAACTGAGCCAGGTTTGACTGGACCTTGAGGACCAATCAATGGTTGCCCCGGATACAGTTGTCCCGGAGCAAACCTGCCAAGAACCCCTGCTGCCTTTTTGGTAGTTTCTAAAAGGGTTTCTATGAGGCTTTTATCTTCTTCCTCCTCTGCCATATCCTACAGGTATTTGAGCGTGCGCAAAGCAAGGCTTACCTCACTTGAGCCTTTGTCGGTTTGCGCTCCTTGATCTTTTTGACTGTGCGGCAAAAAGATTTTTAGTTTTGGCACGTCTTGAAATGCCTCTCGAATGATCGCAGCGTATTCTTTCATGCCAGCTTCCGTTTTTAGGAAGTTAACCATTTTATTATCGGTCACCGCAAAAAGCTCAGAGTGAACAACCCCTTCACGACCGCGACCGGCGTTTTGTGACTTAGTCAGTAAACGCTCCTCCACTGATTTGCTTGGCGCTTTGCCATGCACTTGCTCGTAAAGATTGTCCATCAGTCCGATTGCCAAAGCAGCAGCAGTTTGCGTTTCTGGCTTTGCGTCGTCAGGAACTATCATCATTGGCTCAAGTACCCTGCGCTTGGGTGTTTTTGTGCCAGTTTTAAAACCTGAATGATTGGCGTCTAAGTTCAGCAAAACATTACCTGCTGCCCTAAGCTTTTTGCGCTCTGCCGGTCCCGGTGCAAATGCCACAGGTTGACGCAGTGTTGCGCTTTCATCATAAACTAAACTTTCAGCAAGCTTTGCAGAATACTTTGGCAGCGCCGGTCCTTGCACATTGTTTTGCAGCGCAACCGCGCGTGCCGCAGAGCCAGCGCCTTGGACGGGTGCTTGAGTTGTAGGCTCCGCTACGCCTGCGCCGGTTGTGTCAATCTCTTCAGGTAAAGGCTCTGCTGGGACTGGCACAGCTTCTACTGCTTCATCTACTTGAATGTCTGCCTGCGGAACCTTTTGCATAAATGAAGGTCCAAATGCAGGGTCAACCCTCTTATACATTACGCCGCCCGGACCTTCGATAATGTCAGAATCAGTTTCTTTTTCTTCAGGCGGTGCAACTGGTTCAACGACCCTTGGTTGCCGCACTCGCCCGGGTTCTATCACTGCTTGCGCTTGTCCAGGAGGAACAGGAAGCGCAACCGGAGCATTTTCCAAAACTTCTTGTTGCGTCATTTCAGGCGCGGGCGCTTCGGTCGCCTGAGCAACTCCCCCAAGTCTTGCTAGTGCTTGCGCGTCACTTTCTCTTTGGGTGCCTTGTCCTTCCAAAGAACTTTGCTCATTTGTCGCGGATTGAGATCCGGGCAAGGTATCTCCTTTTTGCCAACCCGTGTAGCCAATCATGACTTTGTTTTTGGCTAGGTAAGCATCTGCTCGCTCAATCTCTGCTTTACGGTCCGTCAACTCAGTAATGAACTTGTCAACTAGCTGCACGTTTGTGGTTTTGCTTTTTGCTAGATTGAAAATAGCCTTTTTTGCGTTTTCAACATCCGCATCAGTAACCCGGGCGCCGTTGCGTGCTTTAGCTAATCGCTGCGCAAAGTCTTGAGCAAACGAGGTAAAATTTTCTGCATACTTTGTCGCCGCAGCATCTCCAAAAAGACTTGTGATATAGCCTAAAACATTTTGCCCCGTTGTTGAATTAGCAACGTCTTCACGAAATTTTTGAAGCGCAGCTATGTCGGTATCGACTGTTGAAAGTGCATCTTTCCGAGCAATTAGATCTGCAACTCCTTTCTTATCCGCTTCTTCAAATCCGGTAGACTGATATTGTATGGTTCCGTCTGCTCCGACCCGGTAGCCTAGCTCATTAAATGGCGTGGCCTTGGTTGGGTTTATTTTATCCCGCTCTAGTTGTAAGGCCTCCCCTTTTAAAAACACGTCTGCCGCCTGCATCGTGCGGTTAAAGTTGGTCTCTGCTTGGGCAAACTGCCGCGCCTGCTGATCCTTCGCCGCTTGCAAGACAGGATTAAGAGATGCGATTACCGCATCTTTTTCCCTTCCACCAACTTCGTCAGACTCAAGCGTTTCCAGCATAGGAGCAAGTCGCGCTTTAATGTCTGGGTTGTCGTCGTGGAACTGCATGAGACCCTTGATGGTTTTAGCAGTCGATTGCCGCAACGCTTTGCGTTCTTTGTTTGCAGCAATCCCTCCGGCAAGACTTTCTCCCAACGAGGCTAAACCTGCTCCTAACGCTGCGCTGCCCTGTAAGGCCCCACGAAGGATTCCGCTCGTATCTGCCCGCATTAGTCGCGGATCAACTGTATCTCCTATAGCCATTATCTAATTGCTGCTAAACCTGCGATCGGAGCAGGCATAAATGCTGCCGCTCCTATTTGTCCAATTCCGCCAAACAGGGCACCAAGTGCGCTGCCAGAGCGAGCTTGCTGCGCCCCAAAGATGTTGGCGTCGTATTCCATTTGCTGACCACGTTGCGCCAGAGCAAGGTTGAGCCCGGTGTCTGGATTAAACGTCTGTGGAGTCGCTCCCCTGCCCCCCAGGGCCATGCTTTGCCCAAGCCCTTGGAATGCCGCAGGAACTGCCCCACTTGGTCTACCGGTCACCGCCAGCGCCGGATCTGCACCGGAGGCAGAGAGCATGGCAAACAGGTTGCCGCCTGCGCCCATCGCCTCGGCTCGGTTCTGACGCATGATGTCCTCGCGACCTAGCGCCTCTGCAAACACACTAGCGTTGTCTAATCCCCTTCCACGCGCCGCATACGCCTCTCTGGCGCCTTGCTGCGCCATTCTGGTCTGTTGAGGCGTTACTCCGCTTGCGCGGGCGTAGAGGTCATCTGTGAGCCCTTGCTGCTGCTCAATCAGAGCTGCCCTTTGGGGGTCGGCTTCTCGGATCGCTCTAACCGCGTCAGGCCCCAAATCTCGGATGTCGGCGATGTCGGCTTGCCGTTGCGCCCGGGCTTGCTGCTCAGTCAGCGCTTGGATCCTGGGAGCTGCCCGCTCAAACAAATCCAGAAACCCAGGTTGCCCGTCTCTTCCAAATGCTGCCGCCTCCTGACGCGCCATTTCGGCGCCTACAAATTGGGGTCCAAATTCTCTTTCGGCATCGACTAACCTTTGCTGAAAAACCGGGTCGGTAATTCCTGCGCCTGCCTCAAAATCCTGTCCGAATAAAAACCGACCCATTGCCTCGTTCGGATCGATTATTGCTGGCGGTGCTGGCGCTCTACTTTTTCCTCCCATGTGACTGCAAGATTTTGACTAAAAGTCGTTGATCGTATTCTACAATGCGTGGTCCATCCTGTCGTTCTCGGCACCCAAACAACCTTCCTCGGATTACTTCTGGTTGGCGGTCGATCAATTCAAGGGTCATGCGCCGGAGCGCGGGGCCTTCCGCCCACAGAAATGCTAAGAAAAAACACTTTCCGGTGGGGTCGTCCGGGGTCCAGTTGAGTATGTCGTCCCAGGTCCACTTGTCTGTGGTGCGATACCACATGAACAATCCGTCTACCTCTCCGTCCGTCGTGTGATAGATCAGGGTTTTCTTCAGGTAATGCCACGCAATGAGAATCCGCACGACCTCCTCGTCGAAATGATTTAGGACATAAGCGTTGTCCTCATTTTTTACCGTAAAGGTATAGAGTTGCTCAAAGAGCCATGCCGTTTGCGGAGGCAGCTCGCCTTTTCGTAGCCAAGCCCGGACGTGTCCCGCTTCAATGTTATGCGAGGGTTCCAAAGACAACAAAATTTACAACGTGATTTGCGGAAGCAGGGGCTCCGATTTTGAAGCTGGTTGTTGTTTTTGCAAAGACGTTCACGTTGTGGTTTGAGTCTACTTTGGTCGTATCACTCCTGCCGTGTGTGGCGATCACTACGTAGTCTGTATTTGCCATGGCGTTGGAGAGGGTAACTTGACCAGTATCGACATTTCCACCTGTGTCCACAGTCACAGAAGCTGTCACGTTGTAGCCATTAGAGATTGTTTGCGACCCCAAGACCCAAGGCACGACGCCAAATGCTCGCGGCAGCGGAAGATGCTTCATAAGCGCAAACCGCTTGAGCGTGCCGTTGTCGGAAATCAGCACTTCGTCTTGCGTTAGATGCGGGATTGCTGCCAGCTCTGCCTGACCGGAAATGACGTTATTGTTGAGATGCTCCTCGGCAATACTTCCGTCAGAGTAGTGCTCCGCCTGAATAGCGTTGTCTGCAATCTTTGCCTCGGTAATCGCGTCATTTGCAATCTTACCGGTAGTGACATTAAGATCCTTTATCTTTGCCGTTTCGACAGCATTGTCCGCAAGTTGCGCTACGGTAATGCCTCCAGTCGCCACAATAATTGCGCCAGAAGATAGATCCGTGGTGGTGCCGTCTACCGCGTCAGACGCAAAGTTTGCGGAGTCTACGAGATTATTAAGCTTGGTGTGAGTGATTTGCTCATCTTCGACAAAGCTGTGCCCTTTTGTAAATTTAGCCATGATCTATTTTACGGATGTTGATGAATTCATTGTGTTGCTTCCGCGCAGTGAAACGCCGCGCAGTTCTGGTCGCCCACTTGATGGCTTCCACTCTATTTGAGCACTAAAGCCTCGCGGGTTCCCTGTGCGCGTTCGCACGGAAGCGCCTTCGCCCTTGGCAAGAATGCTGCCTAGGCGATCCGTCAGAGTGCCAAGCTCTGTTACACTGTCAGGATCTTCTGCGATAAGGCTAAAGCTGCCTTCGCTTGCGTGGTCTGCGTCGCTATGAATGTGCAGTTCCAAATGGTTAAACCGCTTTCGCTCGACTGTTCCGCAAGTGTAGGCCCGGGTTCGCAGGCGGGCTCCAATTTGCAAGGTAGACGGGTTGAGTTTTGCAGTTGTTTCAAAGATTGAGTCGTCCGCTCTGCCGGTTTGCGAAATCTTGATGACTCCGCCCTGGGTGGTTACTGCATAGACCTCATTGACTTTGCCAGATTTGGCAGGAATTAGGTCCATTACTGTAAAGGAGTCTGACGCTACGGTGTCTATGCTCTCCCAAGAATTATTTAAGAATGAGTAGACAAAGATTTCATTGGGGTCGGTTGAGATGCCGGTCGGAACAGCAAGGTAGTAACGGTTGTCAGAGTAACACGCCACCGCCTTGTCCATATGCGCCCGGTTAACCCGTTTGAATTCTGTCTGGATGGCCTCTGATAGCGGGACATCTGTGCCTCGAAGGTTAAGGGCGTCTTGGAAGGTCAACCCCATGACCCCGTCGTCAGACAAAAACAAAAACGCCCCTGCATGATAGACAATAGATTTCCGCGCGAGGCACCCTAGTTCGTCAGTGAGAACGTGTGAGGACACGTCCAGAAGCGAGCCCGACACTCCAATCAGACGGTGTATGCTGTTACGGTTAAATACCACTAGGGAATCATCGCCAAACGGGTGCATTCCTACAATGTGATCCGCTGCTCCTGCATTCAGGCGGAAGCTGTTGAGAATCGGGTCAAAGGTCTGATTATCAAAAATGTCAGACGCAATAATTTCATCTCGCACCTGGGGCGACCGAGCAGATGGACTTGCCGCAGAATCGTGCGTAAAAGGCACAAAGACACGTTGTCCCGCTAACTTGCCAAACGCTGCTGCGGGAGCGTTAATAAACCCTCCTCCTAAACTTACGTTTTTGCGCACAATAACGGTGCTAGCGCCTGCTGCTTTGACACTCGCAAAAAACTCAAATTTGTTTGTTGTGACTTTAGTAACTCTAAAACTGCTGCCGACGGTCAACCCGCTCGAGCCTGCGTCAACAACCACAACTCGATCGCCGGTTTCCAACCCGTGCGGACTTGCCATTGTGAAGAGCACCTTGCCGTCGGTGCCAACGGA